TCAATCCAAACCGTACTCTTTTTTCAGTTGAGTAATGTAAGCCACATCGTCATTTTCTCTGGATTCTGTCAGATACTCATGCTGTCTATTATACTCAACTTTCTCAAGGAGTGTGCCAAAAGATTCTGTTCCCCTGCCATCAAGCTGCCAGCGCTTTGCCTTACCTATCAGTGATGCCCTTTTCATTACATTCACAGAACTTATCTCCAGCAGCTTTTCAGCCTGCTGGTGGGATATGTTTCCACTTTCAAACAAGCGCAGTACAACTGCCTTGTAGGGCATAGCAAACATATCCATAAGTATCAAAACGGAATCTACCGAAACCAAATCTTTATCAATTCCATACAGTAGAATTTGCTCATGGAGAAGTTGATCCGGCATCAAAAGCAGACCTGCGAAGGCATTAGCTTCCAAGTCCTCCTGTGTTCTTCCTGTTTCATCACCTGTTGCCGAATCCAGCATAGAACCATTTTTTATATAGCTCTGGTCTGCATTTTCTACATAACAGTAGATATGATACAATTCATGCGACGCAGCGAAAAACTGCTTACATAGTGGAAGTGCCGTATTTACGCACACAAAAATCGTATCCTGCTTCAAAAAAGTCAATGCCCATAATTCATCATCATGAATTGGAAAACGAAGCAGTTCCAGTGCAATTTCTTTCTTTCTTGCATAGTTCTGTATAACAGCAAAAATATTATCTTTGATAATAGAATTACCGACATACTCTGCCGAAAACTGCCTGACAACAGATTGAATTTCATCAAATTTCCTGTTTTGGCTTACAAAAAGGCTATCTTTCAGAACATTGTTCATCACTTATCCTCCCAGAGCTGCTCCATCTTTTTGCCATTCTCGCATGCCCTAGTGTGGAACAGAATCATGTCGGACAGTTCATCCGCAAGCCGGATTCCCTTTCTTGCTTCTTCTGTTTTAACACGCCCCATAAACGCATGAATCACATTCGTATCCATCGGCTTTTCTGGCATCTTCATCAGAGAATCCATCGACACATGCAGATATTCAGAAATCTTATGAAGTTCAATCGCATTGATTGCTCTTGCACCATTCATAATTTTGCTCATTGTCTGTTTGGAGACTCCAATTCCTTCTGCCAGATCAACCTGCTTTTTGTTTTCTTTTTTCAGTTCAGCCTGAATGTTGTTTGCAATTATCATATTTACATCCAGCATATAATCGCCTCCTGTTCTTGTACTTATATTATACGCTCTTTCACATAGAATATCAATTATTTAGAGACTGATCTTAGTTTTTAATTTATTTTGTCGCTATTTTAGTTACAAGTCATCGCTAACCTTCAGAAGAATGGTTTACACTAACGCTATAAACCTGTATTTTCCTCATTCAAAAGACCTTCTACAACCTCAACAGAGAGATTTCTATGATAGAACAGCTCATTGCCGAAGCAACAAAATTTGATTTCAAGGTTGCTCTCAAAACGAATCCACCAAAAAACCGGTTAAAAAACACCCCATTGCTTTTCCAACGAGGCTTGTAATTGTTGCAGGTCGACAAAATGCTTGTTTCTACACCCCTTGACCTTTCTTTCTTGTTTATAATGAGAAAGAAAGAAAGAAAAAGAAAGGAAATGCAACCTTTTCAAATCTGGATCGAACTGACAGAAGAGATTATCCAGAGGATGCAATCAGAGAATCTTTACTGAACAGCATTCCGGATCATTTGTGCAAACCAGTGCTTCTTGGAAAGCGTCTTTCATTAAAACAATAAGCTGATCAATATTTCCCAATTCTATAAGTCCACCAAGTGAGCCTTCTTTATCGGCACTTCCGGTATAGAGCAACACACCAGACATATCATCCCCAAAATAAATACGCTCACGAATAGCAGATGAAGAATACCCCGAGGACATTGACATCTGCTTAATCAACAAATGTGCAAATGTATGCATCAAAACATACCTTGCATCTCGTAATGTGGTAACAATCCATTCTTTAGATTCACAGAATTCCTTATAACACTGCGCATATTTCTGAGAAAGTGCTCCCAGTTCTGGATCTCTCAACCACGCATCAATACTATCCCTATTAAACTCAATAAAGACACCTTCACCGTGCACTTCTGCAGCAGGAAGCCATTTTTCAGTCTTACCCTTATTTAGATAAACGATATTTGTCTGCTCATCGGCATCCGGATCCGGAGCATCTACACGGGTGAACGCTGTCTGCGGCATCGGGCTACTGCGTCTCCGTTCCACTCCGGTCCGCGCAAAGCAGACGTCCACCGGACGTCTTGTGCCGTTTCGGATGCTTTAACGGCATTCCTGCCAAAGAAAACGCCGGAGTGAATCATCACCCCGGCTTCAAAAAGTATTTACTTGTGCTTGCGGCCTTCACGCTTTTTGTAGTCCTCGTCTATACGCTTTTTCCAGTCTGCGCTCAGCGGGGCACTGCACCGGACAGAGCTGATTGCTTCGCTGACCACCTCATAATTCAACGCGGTTCCTTCACTATCGCACTGATAGTTGACTGCACGATCTGCACCGATTCCGAACTGGCTTGCAGTCTCTACTGCGTCAATATTGGCACCAAGGAACAAAAACTCCCAACCGTATTTCGCTTTCTGCCGCTCGATCATCTGCTTCACTTTTTCGCTGTTGTACCGGCGGCTGGCATTTTCCATTCCGTCCGTAGTGATTACGAACATGGTGTGCTCTGGGACATCTTCCGGTCGTGCGTACTTATGAACATTTCCAATGTGATGAATCGCACCGCCGATGGCATCTAAGAGTGCTGTGCATCCGCGAACCATGTAGTCACGGTCAGTCATCGGTCGGATATCCTTTACATTTACACGGTCGTGCAGGACTTCGCTCACATTGTCAAACAGAACCGTTGAGATCAGTGCTTCGCCCTCTGCTTTTTTCTGCTGCTCAATCATGGAATTGAATCCGCCGATGGTATCCCGTTCCAATCCGCTCATGGAACCGCTGCGGTCTAAGATAAAAACGATCTCTGTTAAATTTTTTCTCATATGCTTGTCCTCCCAAAAGATTATGGCTACTCGGTTTCGTACCTTACAGCCATAATATAGCGATTTTCTTTTGTGAAGTGGTCGCATAGAAAACGACATTTCTTTGTCCTTATGCCCCGATCAGGCTCTGGTCAAAAGCAAACAATGCCTCGTTAATTTCATACACATTGTAGTTTCCCCGTTCGACAAAATATTCTACAATGATATCGAATTTGCTCGAATGGGAAAGGGTAAACCCTGCCTTACCGAGCATCTCCTGCATCTGGGCAAGCGGCAGTTCCAAAGCAAGAGCAAATGCCAGCACTGTTGGTTTGGATGGCCTATAGAATTTATCAGAGCGAATTTTGGAAAAGAGCTTCCGGTCAATGTTTGCCTTCTTGTAACACTGGACATCCGTCATGCCGCTTTCGTCAATCTTCCGCAGCAGCATTTCTGAAAAACTCTCATCAATCTGCCCCAGTGCCTCCTCCAGAGATTGACTGCTGCAAGATTTACAGATTGCTTCGGACGGCAGCGGGGCAGATGCAACTTCAAAGCAGGATTCCTCTGACAACGCTTCAAGCCGCCGTCTCTGTTCTACTCGACTGTCGGTATGTTCCTCCACATATCGGTCATCTATGTACGCCGCGATATCAACAAACAGTTTTCCGCTAATCTGATATGCCTTCTTATCAAAGATAACGATGTAGACCATCATCTCATTTTCCAGCAAGAATGCACTGATGGTATCGACTGCAACCTTCAGAGCCTGGTCTTTTGGATAGCCGTAGATGCCGGAGGAAATCAGCGGAAAGGCCACCGACTGACAGCCATTTTCTTTTGCCAGGTTCAAAGATGTCCGATAACAGGATTCCAGAAGCTGTTGTTCCTGATGCTTGCCATCTCGCCAGCGCGGGCCGACTGCATGAATCACATATTTGCAGGGCAGGCGATATCCCTTTGTGATTTTTGCGCTGCCAGTCTCGCAGCCATGCAGCGTACTGCATTCTGCAAGCAGTTCCGGTCCGGCGGCACGATGAATGCAGCCGTCCACACCACCGCCGCCCAAAAGAGAAGTGTTGGCAGCATTGACGATTGCGTCAACGCGCATTTTTGTAATATCGTTTCTGATAATCTGTAACGGCATGAAGCATACCTCCCATTCGTCCGATCAGAGTCCTTGTCTGATCAAATATCTATTAAAGTGTCTCATACATTGCTTTCAATTTTTTCGGCGCTACACCGTTCCTGCAAATACACTGCCATAAAGGGCAAATATATTTGCTTCCCGTCCGTATTGTTCTATGCTATAATACTATTGTTGTCCAACCGAAACCCGGCAACGGGAGGAGGTGAACCTCATGGAATTTATTATTTCTTTCTTTGTCTCCTGCATGGCTGGTGTAGCCTGCCACTACATCATCAAATGGTTAGACGGCGACAAGTAAGGACAGCACTGACCTAGTGGTTTCTTGTCCACTATAAAAAATAAGAAGAAGCCCTCAGTATTCGCGGTACTGGGGGCTTCATTCTTTTTGTCCTCATGGACTTATTATTTCTTTTGCCTACTGGCATTATATCATACGCAATTTTTCTTTGCAATATACTCAATATATTTTTTAAGGTGTTTTGTGCGCTACGTGTGCTACACTTCAAAAACGACCCCTTTTTTAGAAAATTTTAGAAATTTCAGATATAAAAAACCCCGGAAAATCAAGGCTTTCCGAGGTTTTAATAGTTTTCTGTATTCGATTGGAATTATCGCTTGCATAACTCCGAACGCCTATTTTACGGCATTTTTTGACCGTTTGTCAGTTACCCGTCTTTTACGCATATTCTCTCAAGCGTTTTCCCATTGCTTTATTATATCACAACTGCTCGAACTGTACATGCTCGGATTCTCCGGAGAGGTAAAGGTCGCCGATTGTTCTGACCATCTTCTTTCCGTCGACAAGATGAATCTCTTTCACATAATATGACTGTCCTCTGATAGCACGACCGCAGATGTTGTCATTGCCCCATTCTGCCGAACGTCTGATATTGAGTGAACCGTCACAAATGACTGTCACCCTCATTTTGCCCTGCGGAATGATGACCTTGTCCTCCTGCTGCTCCTCTGTTGCCTTGTCCGGCTCTGTATTCGCCCCATTTTCGCCGTTTTCCTGTTCGGTCGATGGATTTGTCGCCTTATCCTCATTTGAGGCGTTCTCGTCGTCCTCTGCGTTCTCCTGCTGTGTTTCCTGCTCATTGTCTCCGGTTGCAAGTTCGCTCACATCGTCATTGACCGTTGTCATTTCCTTGAGCGTCTCTGCGTCTACTGTTCCGGTCTTGTTTCCGTCTGCATCGTATGTGTTGACACTGCCGTCCGGATTTGTCTGCAATGCCCCCTCCGGAACATCATCCGTGAGCGAACCGATGACTTTTCCGGTTTCATCCCAAACGACGAGGCTCTCGTCCTTTGCTGCTGCCCTTAATGCTGCATCAAGTTTCTTGTACTCTTTGCAGTCCTCTTTCTTGAACTCTGTTCCTTTGCTTAAATAGTATAACATGATTTTCCTCCTATTTGCTCAAATATTTACTTGATGCATAACCGACGATATTCTTATAAACCACATACAACCATTTCACACCGTTGCAGTCGTTATAATATCCATAGCACTGGACTTTCTCGTCGTGATTCATCACTGCAAGGATTGATTTTCCTGTTCCTGCTCCTGCACGGAGGTTCAATCCGGATGCAGTCACCTTGTACGTTCCTGCAAGGCTCTTGTTGAATCCGTGTGCGACATCCACCTTTGCATTGCTCTTGACCGTTGTTGTGTTGGATGCTCCCGCTCCGGATGACTTTGCCCCGTCTGTGAGGTTCGTTGCAACGTGAGCATTGTCATTGAGGAGGATGTCTCCCTCAAGCAAATACGCATCCGATGTCAGATATTTGCTGTCTGTCAACACCTCGAATCCTGCTGCCTTGAGACCTGCTCTCATGTTTCCGGTATAGAGATAAATGCTCACATTCTTCATTTTCTCATTTCCCAGTCTGTAACCTGCACCCTTTACGATTGCAGCGACACCGGATGAACAATCTGCCTCACACGCAATCGTGATTTGTGCAGGGTCGTAATTCGATGCCTTGAGATGCTCCCAAAATGTGTATCTCTCTGACTGGTCATATCCGATTTTATTGTTGACTGCTGCTGCCTTTGCCATGCTCGCAATCATTTTTCTGACCTTTGCATCCGGATGACGGAGGACACATTTCCACGGTCTGTTATACCAATTTATAACCCTCCACTCTGTACCTGTCTGGTCTCCTGCTTTTCCTCCTCTGTATCTGTTATTTTCATCATGTCCGCAATTTGAAATCATTTGTTTTCCTCCTTGTCAAATTCTTCTGTGTTCCTGTCCGTCATGTCTCCCATAAGTGCCGGACAATGTTCCTCAAGTTCTGTGTACGCAATCAACCCGCAAATCAACAACGGAATACCGACCCATAAAATCGCACATCCTATCGAAAGAATGAACCATACTACCACCGACATTCTTTTCGCAAAATCGTCATCCGGATAATAATATTCGTCATAGTAAAGTTCCTGTTCCTTTTTGCTTGCCCTGTCGACCCAAATGTAAAACACTGTCATCGCCAAAAATACGACGACCGCACCCACAACGTACACAATCCCGATTGTCCTTGCATGTTGCATGAAAAAGTCTATGATTTTACTCATTGACCTCACCTGCCTCACCGCTCACAAGCGTCTGCATTGCTTTGTTGCTCTCAAGCATCTTTTTCATTCTCTCAAGTGCCTCGTCGACCATCATCGAAAAAGCCTCGAAAGAAATCACTCTTGCAAGCCATGCGAGGCTTTCTTTTTCCTCCTCGGTCAATCCTTTTACTACAATTTCAAATTCGTCCTCCTTAATCCAAATCGTCACCGTTTCTGCTCCCATGTTCACCTCTAATCGGGTGTTGAGGTCTGAAATGTGGAATCCGGAGAATCGTTCGTCTTTTGATGTTGTCTCATATATTGGATAGCCCGCCCGTTTGCTGCTCTCCTCGTCCTTTTCATAATCTGTCGGAAAAATTCTTGCTACCGTTCTCCACGCCTCCGATACGTTGCTTACTTCTATATGTTTCATCCTATTTTTTACCTCCTGTTCTGTTGTCCTTGAATACATAATATGCGTCTTTGACAACTTTGTCAATAGTTTTTTGTATTCTCTGACAACTTTTTTATTGCATTTTGTTTTATTGGGTGTTATGATTCATAAAAAGGAGGTGTTCACATGACGCAGAATGAGCGTGTAAAAGAGGTTAGAAAATCCCTCGGTCTTACTCTTGAGAAATTCGGAGAACGCATCGGCGTGACGAGAGGTTCGATGTCTAACATAGAAAATGGAAACCGAAATCTCACCGAACAAATGACAAAATCTATCTGTCGTGAGTTTGGAGTTGATTATATATGGTTGACTACTGGTGAGGGCGAAATGTTCGTTGACACGGACGATGATTTCATCGAACGCATTGACCGCATCATGGCGGGTGAGGATGAGGCACGAAAAAACCTTTTCAAATTTATGCTTGAGTTGAGCGACGAGGACATCGCAGCACTTGACCGCTTAATGAAAAAGGCGATTCGTTTCTCAAAAGGTGAGATTGATGAATAATGATTTGTATAGTGTCCTTTTCAAACTGTTATCCCTGTCTGACGAATCAGACATCCGCATGGTCTGTTCTTCCTTGCTTGGTTATTTGGTGGGAAAAGGCAAAATTTCCGTTGATGAACTGGATGAATATATTCCAGTTATTAAAAAAGACTGACAGTCTTTCAACTGCCAGTCTCATGGGTGTATAGATACAACGCGAATTTGTATATCCTCTTGAGGATGCGTTCGCTGTGTATCTTTCCGACTATTTCGACAATAGCCTCTTTGTAATTCAAGGGAGACACCACCCCCTTTCCGAATTGCATTGTATCATATATTTCCATGATTGTGGAAATATCGAGGTTGATTTCCATAATTGTGGAAATCGTTCCTCCTGCTGCCGGAATCCCGCTGCATTATGGTACAATTATTTGTATTCGGATTCAAACAGGTCGGTGATGTTCACGCCTAATGCAATCGCTATCATTTCAAGTTGAAACAATGTCGGCGACACCTTACCGTTTTCGATGTTGTTTATCGTAGATTTTCCGATTCCGGATTTCTTCGATAACTCCATCAATGTGAAACCTTTTGAGGTTCTCACTTCCCAAACGAGAATTTTCATCCTGCTCACCTCCTTTCTCAAGGAAAGTGTACAGAGAGAAAATTTCCGTTCAAAATTACGGTTGTTTCGCTAACTGCAAATAAAAAAAGACGACCCACGCTGCAACGTGAATCGTCTTTGTGAAACTTCCGTCTCATGCTCCTGCAAAAGGCACTTGATAGATAGTTCCTGCAAATACCATTCTATCATAAAACCGTGCTTTTTGCATTGGTTTTATTTTTTATACTCTTTTTTAGGATGGTGATTTTATGAAACTACCGAACGGATTCGGAACGGTTTACAAATTATCGGGAAATCGCCGGAATCCTTATGTTGCCAAAAAGACAAAAGGATGGGAAATTGACCCGAAAACAGGTAAATCAAAACAATTATATACGGTCGTTGGATATTACCCGACCCGTAAAGAGGCATTGACCGCACTTGCGGAGTTTAATGCAAATCCTTATGATGTGAACGCTGCAAAAGTCACTTTTGAGGACGTATATGAGCGATGGTCTGATGAACATTTTCCGACCGTCAGTGATTCCAACGTCAAAGGCTACCGTGCAGCATGGGCGTTGTGTGATAAACTTGCACGGATGCGTTTTGTTGATGTAAAACTCGACCACCTGCAAATGGTCGTTGATGAATCCGGCAAAAATTATCCTACACTCCGGAAATTAAAAATATTATTCGGTCTGATGTACAAATACGCTGTGATTCATGAGATTATTCCAAAAGAACGAAACCTTGTCGAATACCTCGACATTAAAAAGGCGGGCAATCCCAACGCATACAACCGTGAACCGTTCTCAAAAACAGAGGTTGCGAAATTATGGGATGTCAAGGATTCAAATATATATTACACTGTCATCCTCATGCTGATATATACCGGATGCAGAATCGGCGAACTCCTCGACCTCAAGAAAGAAAATGTGAAACTTGAGGAAAGATATTTCAAGATTGTCGCCTCGAAAACTGCTGCCGGAATCCGTACTGCTCCAATCTCCGAAAAGGTTTATCCGTTCTTTGAATACTGGTACAACCTCAATGATTGTGAATATCTCCTCTCTACTCCGGAGGGCGAACATTTCAAATACCGGAATTATTATGATTCGTACTGGTCGCCACTTATTGAGACCCTCGGAATGAAACACCGCCCTCACGATACCCGTCACACATGCATTTCCATGTTGACGGTTGCCGGAGTGTCAGACAAGGTCATCAAGAAAATTGTCGGTCATAAAGGGCAGGGTGTGACAGAGGTCGTATATACACATTTTGAAATTGAGGAACTGATTGACGCTATCAACAAAATATAG